GACGCAAATCATTTAAAGCTCGTCATGCAAAAAACATTGCAAAGGGTAAGATGTCAGCAGCGTACTGGGCAAACAAGGAGAAATGGTAATGGCAGGTCTGTATGATAATATCCACGCAAAACGCAAACGAATCGCTGCGGGTAGTAAGGAGAAGATGCGTAAGCCGGGTTCCAAAGGTGCGCCCAGTGCAAAAGCCTTCAAACAAGCAGCCAAAACAACCAAAAGGAGTAAAAAGTAATGGCTCAGGGTGTCCCCCATTACTTCAGAGATGGGTCTAAGCACACAGGAGGCACACACAAGATGCCTAATGGTGAGGTACACTCAGGTGCTACTCATGGTGCTACCTCTAAAAAGTTGTACCACTACGACGAACTTTCTAAAACAGCAAAGGAGAAAACTATGATGTACGGTTCTAAACCAGCGAAACCAAAGGCAAAACCAAAGCCTAAGCCTAAGAAAAAGCCGATGAAAAAAGGCTACTAAATACTCCTTGACTTTAACCTAAAAATATGCTATACTATTAACTATAGTATCAACTAAAGAGAACTTATGAAGCCTGAGCTTGAAACTTATTTTAACAACTACAACGAACTCTTCAATCACGAAGGTTTCAAACAACTCATTCAAGAGCTTTCTAACAATGCAATTACCTTGGCTGACATTCAGACAGTCAAGGACACTGAAGACTTCTTATTCCGTAAGGGGCAAGTTGCTGCCTTAGCTTCTGTAATCAATCTGGAGAACACTATTACAGTATCCAGAGAGCAAGCAGAAGAAGAAGAAGAAGTAGATGATTAAGGTATACGACTTCCGTTGTGAAAATGGACACGTATATGAAAAATTTGTAGACTCCAGCAACACTACGAGTAGGTGCAAATGTGGTGCTGGTGCTACAAAAATGCTGTCTGCCCCGCCTTTCATACTTGATGGACACTCTGGGGACTTCCCCGGTAGACACATGAAGTGGGTAAAGGAACACGAACAAGCAGGTAGAAAACCTCAATCTCCATAATGACTAAGTTCACGGAGTTTAATTATGTCTAGAGCGACAATGGTAGATTCGCAGCCTGAAGAGGAAACTGTGGAAGACACCGAAGAAAACGAAGCACAAGAGATTCAACAAGAAGACTTTGTTGAGCAACCTCAAGAAGAACCTACAGTACCAGAGAAATACCAAGGCAAGTCTTTAGAACAAGTCGTGCAGATGCACCAAGAAGCTGAAAAGCTACTAGGTCGTCAATCCTCTGAAGTAGGAGAGCTTCGTAAGGTTGTGGATGACTACATTGGCAGTCAACCGCAGCAACCAGCACCTCAACAGTACGTTGAGCCTGAAGACGATATTGACTATTTTACGGACCCTCAAGCAGCCGTTAATCGTGCTATTGAGAACCATCCTAAGATCAGAGAAGCGCAGGAGTACTCTGCTCACTACAAAAAACAATCATCTCTGGCAACGCTTAATAACAAGCATCCAGACATGCAGGATATCCTTAAGGACCCTAAGTTTGCTGAGTGGATTAAAGCTTCAAAGATTAGGACTCAGTTGTTCGTAGAAGCTGACCAACAATTTAATGCTGAAGCTGCTGATGAGCTGTTTTCACTCTGGAAGGAGCGTAAGACAGTAGCAGAACAAACCGTGAAAGTTGAGAAACAGGCACGTAAGCAACAAATTAAGGCAGCTAATACGGGTAACATGCAGGGTAGTGGTGAGGCTAGTCGTAAGAAAGTATATCGTAGGGCCGACATTATTAAACTAATGAAAACAGACCCAGAGCGTTATCAAGCTTTATCAGAGGAAATCTTTAGAGCATACGCGGAGGGTCGAGTCAAATAATCTAAAAGGAAATTGATATGGCTACTGCAACTTATCCCGGTGCGGGGGGTTTTACCGCAAAGACTGAAGCAGGTACGTTTATTCCAGAAATCTGGAGTGACGAGATTATTGCTGCTTACCAAAAGAACCTGAAGATGGCTCCTCTTGTCAAAAAGCTCGCTATGAGTGGCAAGAAAGGCGACAAGCTTCACATCCCTAAGCCCGTACGTGGCGACGCAAATGCTAAGGCTGCTGATACCGCAGTTACTATCATTGCTAACACCGAAGGCGAACTGACTGTTGACATCGATCGACACTTTGAGTACTCACGTCTCATCGAAGACATCGTTGAAGTACAAGCTCTCAACAGCTTACGTCAGTTTTACACTGAAGACGCTGGTTACGCTCTGGCTACCAAAATTGATGCAGACTTGCACTCTTGTGGTACTGGTTTTGGTGACGGTGGTGCAGTTGTGTTCTCAGCGGCTGTAGCGCCTACTGACTACCAGCACACTGGCTGTTTCTTCAATGACGCCGGTACGACGACTCAGTACACTGACGACACGATGGACGCTAGTGACGTGTTTACTGATGCCTTCTTCCGTAACATGATTCAGAAGTTAGACGACAATAATGTACCGATGGAAAATCGTGTACTTATTATCCCACCTTCTGTTCGTAACACGATCATGGGTATCGACCGATACGTGTCTTCTGACTTCGTATCTGGCAGCACTGTAAACTCAGGGCTTATCGGTAACTTGTACGGCGTAGACGTTTATGTGTCTGCTAACTGTGCTACTATCGAAGCTGCTGGTGATAACACTGCTTCTTCTATCGACACTCGTGCTGCACTCTTGTTCCACAAAGACGCTATTGTCCTTGCAGAGCAGCAGTCAGTACGCTCACAAACCCAGTACAAGCAGGAATACTTGTCAACTCTGTACACGGCTGATTGTCTGTACGGTGTTCAGGTGTATCGTCCTGAAGCTGGTTTCGTTCTCGCTATTGCTGAGTAATGAACTCTATGGGGGTCGCTTAGGCCCCCTTTTTTCTTTTCTTTTGTTTTCTTTAGCTGGAGCAGTCTATGGGTATCTTTAGAGGTACTGGAGGTACTGGTGATGCAACTACAGATGCTGTAGCGTCTCAAGTTGGTATCGACGCAGCGACTGCTTCAACTAAAGCAAACGAGGCTGCTAATTCAGCCACAGCCGCAGCTAACTCAGCTACTGCTGCTGCTACAAGTGCATCTTCTATAGACGGAGACGTAGTAGCAACCGCTAATAATGCTGTCGCAGCAGCAGCTAGCGCAACCAATGCTGCAACTTCGGAAACTAACGCTGGCAATAGTGCAACTGCCGCCGCAACCAGTGAGACCAACGCAGCCACAAGCGCGACTAATTCAGCAACCTCTGCAACCGCTTCAGGAACGTCAGAGACGAACGCAGCGGCTAGTGCTGCCACAGCTACTACTAAGGCTTCAGAAGCCGCCACAAGCGCCACAAATGCGTCTGGTAGTGCTACAGCAGCCAGTACTAGCGCAACTAATGCAGCAACCAGCGCCACTAACGCTGGGACAAGTGAAAGTAACGCTTCCACCAGTGCCAGCACAGCGTCAACTAAGGCCACTGAGGCAGCTTCCAGTGCTACCAACGCAGCGACTAGCGAGACTAACGCTGCAACTTCAGAAACTAACGCAGCAGCAAGTGCCACTAGCGCATCAAATAGCGCCACTACGGCTACTACTAAAGCAACGGAGGCAAGCACAAGTGCAACCAACGCTGCAACATCAGAAACCAATGCAGCGACTTCGGCTACTAATGCTGGCAACTCTGCAACGGCTGCTGCTACGTCTGAAACAAATGCTGCTACTTCCGCGACCAACGCTGCAACCTCCGCAACCAACGCATCTAACAGTGCAACAGCGGCGGCTACGAGCGAAACAAATGCAGGTACAAGCGAAACTAACGCAGCAGCCAGCGCAACGGCAGCAGCCACCAGTGAGTCAAACGCGGCAGCAACCTTAGCGGCTTCGGCACTAAAAGCTAACAACCTGTCTGACTTGGCTGATGCAGCAACTGCCCGAACTAACTTAGGTTTAGGCACAGCGGCTACAACAGCGTCTACGGACTACCTGTCTTCTACAGGCGGTACAGTGACAGGAGATGTGGACTTCGTAAGCACAGACGCTGGGTCTGCTGCTGGACCAGAGTTTACACTCTTTCGCAATAGTGCTTCTCCTGCTGACGGTGACTACTTAGGTCAGATTAAGTTTGACGGTAAAAGCGACACAGGTACTACACGAGTCTACGCTAAGATCACGGGTAAGACTTCTGACGTAACTAACGGCACAGAAGATGGCTTGATAGAGACAGCTGTTAAATCTAACGGCTCTAATGTTATTGTCTCTAGGCAGACTGGTACAGCACTCAAGTTACTTAACGGTGTCAGTATCGAAGTAGATGGCACTGTAACAGCCACAGGCGGTACATCTACTAACTGGAATACAGCTTATGGTTGGGGCAACCATGCTTCAGCAGGTTATTTAACATCATCATCAACACTTAACGCAACTAACATGACAACTGGTACGCTCTCAGGCGGCACTTACTAACAAGGGAATTAAACAATGGCTACAACAATTGTAACTAAAAGCGGCTCAGGTGCTCCCACAGCCTCCGATTTGGTAGCTGGAGAGCTTGCCGTAGATTTAACTAATGGGCGTTTGTACACTGAAGACTCAGGTGGTACTGTTCTTGAACTAGGGTTAAACCCAAATGGCAATGTGAATGTCACGGGCAGCATCACGGCAAGCGGTGGTATTTCATTACCTAATACCCAGACTATTAACTGGGCAGACTCGGGCGGAGTACCGCGTCAGATACTTCAGTATTATTCTGACAACAACCTTTACATAGATGCTCCAAACGGAGGACACGTTTTTAGAAACGGTGCTGGGAACACGCAAAAGGTCACGATTGATTTGAATGGGAACGTGGGAATCGGGACTTCAACCTTAACGTCAAACGCCATCATCAAAGAAGTTGCGGTAAGGTCCTCAGTCACCAACGGAATCTCTAGTTACACCCTGACCACCTCAGACAATTCGTTAGGGGGCTGCGTTGCTTTATCATCATACCTTGATGAAAACGCGCTGATCTTCGGAGTGCAATCAGGCTTTACTGAAGGCGGTTCTTCTTTACCTACAGAACGCATGCGCATCGATTCCAGTGGGAATGTGGGAATCGGAGCCACGGGTACAGCAGGCGTCCTTTTACTCAACAGGAGTTCGGACGGTGGAGCCGCTGGAGCGCTAAGCATAAGCGGTGATGATTTCGTGATGAACACTGGATACGCTACTGGCGATATAGTGTTTAAGAACGGAGCCACGGAGGCTATGCGAATCGATGGTGGGACCCTACTGGTGGGTAAGACTGCTAATGACAACACTACAGCAGGACACAGGTTCACTGCGTCAGGTTTTACATCGCATGTAGTTGCCAATGATTATCCACTGCTTCTCAACCGCCTTTCAAGTGACGGGGCGCTTTTGACGCTGAGGAAGGATAGTGTGACCGTAGGTGACATCTCTGTAGCTAGTGGTGTTGTATCTTATAATGCCTTCATGGGCAGTCACTACAGCGAGACAGTTGACATTGATCTGCTTTTTGGCACGGTCATGGAGGTCACAGGTGAGCTGGTTGACCAAAACTTTACTGCACAAGAAAGGCTTTCTAAAGTCAAAGTGTCTGACACTGCCGAAAGTAAAAATGTCTACGGCACTTGGATTGGTGGCTATGATGGCGGCGGGGAAACTGTCGCAGCCTTAGGGGCCTCATGGTGTCGCATCGCTTCAGGCGTAACCTTAGAACTTGGCGACTTACTTGTAAGCAACGGAGACGGAACCGCTAAAGTTCAGTCAGATGACATCATCCGTAGCATGACTATCGGTAAGGTCACATCAGTGACAGTTAAAGAAACTCACACAGATGGGAGCTTTGTGGTTCCTGTCGTTCTTTATTGCGGATAACAGGAGTAACAACATGACAGCAGTATGGCAAATAAGCCAAATGGAACGAACGCTGGATGACGATGGCGTAGTCGTAGCCCACTGGCGAGCTAACGCATCAGAGACCGAAGGAGCTGGCGATGACGCTGTGACCTACTCAGCGACCAACTACGGCACTTGCGGCTTCACACCAGATCTTAGCAGCTCAGACTGGGTGGCTTACGACAGCATCACTGAAGAAGTAGCTTTAGGCTGGTGCTGGGCTAACGGTGTTGACAAGGACGCTATTGAAGCAAGCCTACAGGCTAACATTGAGCCACAAAAGAACCCAACGCAAGCATCAGGAGTACCATGGTAATGCTACTACTAGACTACTTAAACGCCCTCACAGCCCTTGTAACGGCCTGTAGCGCCATTACGGCACTTACTCCTACTCCTAAAGACGACAAGATCATCGGCAAGCTCTACAAGTTCTTAGAGATTGGCGCATTGGTTATCGGAAAGGCTAAAAGATAAATGCAAGAAGAAGCAAAAGTCGCAGTGGACGCACTGGCGGTAACTACGACAGTGTCCACCCTAATGGGCTGGATACCTGCTGTGGCTGCTGCTTTGAGCATTATATGGACTGTCATTAGGATCTTTGAGACGGACACAATACAAAACCTAATACATAAAAAGAAGGACTCTTAATGTGGAGTACATTGATCTTATTGGATCAATCTGGCCCATCTTTGTGGGCTTTATTGTGCTTGTCCTCACGTTGGGCAGGCTAATGTCCCGTATGGACGTAGTGGAAGAAAAGATTAAAACTTTGTTTGACCTTTGGAATAATCGCAATGGCTAAAAGATCAGCACCATCAGCTGTTAAAACAAGCGCACCAACTTACACTGACCAAGTTACCGACGTTTTTACTACCCCGCGTGATGGTGACGCGAAATCTTTTCGTATTTTTTTAGACGAACAAAGAGGAGGCATAAAAGCAAACGATCACGGAAACCCTAATCCTTTATTAAGAATACTTCCTGCTTTATACAACGGTAATTTTACAGTAGGACAAGCACTAGCTATTTTGTTTTCAGGGTCTCCTTCAAATCTGAGCCAAGAGGCTATTGAGGCAGCTACAACTGATTATCTAACGCCCACAGACAAAGCTATTGAAGCTATTTCAACAGTTCTCGGTCTATCTTCTTCCACTGTTTCAGATCAGATACTACAGCATAACGCATTTGCAGATCCTGAAAGAGCAGCTGACGAAGGTAACGAGTATTCCCAACTACTGGAAGAAGGCTCCCTAGAAGCAGACCCAGACCTAATGGGAACTGCAACCGTTGAAGAAACTATTGGCCCAGAAGAAGACTTTACTACTGCTCCCCTACCTACTCCAACCCCTACAGACGGTAAAGTAGAAGTAGACGACATAGGCGGCACAGAATTAACTGGGGTAGACGCTACTGCTGAAAGCACATACACGCTTCCTGAGAATGAACCAGTAGACGTAACAAAATTACCTACTGAAGATCAGATAGCTATTTGGCCTCAGATTCAAGAAGCTTTAGGAGGCGTTACTGAAAGCGTTGGAAAACTTTTGTTTGGGCCTAAAGGAATACCTACGTCAATAGACGAATGGTTAGAGTGGGCAGACGAGACACTACAAGCCCAGATGGAAGGTCCTCTTGTTAAAGCGCCTTTAATTATCACTACTACCCCAGACAGAGGAACATGGGCAGACGTTAGAATACCAGTTTCTTTTGACGCAGACGGTACTCCAATAAGGATACCTTTGTTTGACGCAGACGGTAATTTTGTAGGCGGTGAAGCAATAGGAGAGTCCGTAAGAGGACAAGTATTAGGCCCTCTTGAAGACGTTTTTATAGATAAAGATGACAACATTACTATTGATCTTCCAGCGCTAGGACGTACTGTTCTTACAGATGCTCGTATAAACTCAGACGGTAATCTTACGGGAACAGCGGCAACTATAGGAAGAGTGTTTTTTAATACAGACACAGGAGAGTGGGAAGAAGGAGACGGACTATCCCCAGAAACTCCAACACCCGCTACAGAAGAACAGGACTTACCTGAAACTCAAACAAGGGATACTCAGGTTACTGAGCCTCCTCCTCCCAGTAGCCCACCTATAGTTGGTGAAGACGAAGAAGAAACTCCTCCTCCTACTAAGGGAGGTAAAGTTGGGGGTCGCGTAATTACCGATAAAGAAGGAAACGTTGTTGAAATAAACAGACCAGATGTTATTGTAGGCAACGGAGGTGTTTCAGTTCTTCCGGGTACAACCACAGTAAATGAGCCTGTTGATAATCGACTAGACGATGACATTTGGAACAGAGGGCCGGGCGTAGGAACAACATTAGAACCTGCTGAAGTAGGCGAAGAACTTATTCTTGAAGAACCTGTAGTAACTACTCAAGAT